TTTGTAATTGACATGTCATCAAGTGGTAAAGACACATCAACCTGCCCAATTCCGATATGCCCGCATAATGAATCCCTGAAAGATTTTAGCGTCATTGGGAAAGTCAGTCCTTGATACCATGAAGCGACATCAGTTTGAAATTTTCTCATTCGATTGTAGGCGGTGATTTTCTTTTTCCTGCGGTCCGATTCCAACCTTATAAAACTTTTTACCCGATAAATTCCCATGGCCATTTCGTATCCGCCAATTTCAACAGTGAACATGAATTCTTTGCTGGTAAGGTCAATCAATACATCTGCCACGGTGATTTCAAACTGTGTTGCATTACATTCTCCAAATTTCAAATCATCACTTTCACATAGGCTTTCAGTGATTGTCAATGCTTCTGTAAGCACCTGTTCATTATCTATCACATAACATGGTTCTTGGTCTATTGGAAACAATTCATCAGAAGGATACAGAGATTCCTCCGGAAATAACAATTGTACATCTTCATTGTAAAAATACAATTTCAAATGTCTCTGTGTGTCCTTTGTTATGTTGTCAGCCTTAAATAAACTCTTTATGCTCTCCGGAATATCCAGCATTTATTATCACCACCTAATATTCTGTGAATGTCACCTTAATTGGTTTGTACAAAATTTCCTTCTTCTCTTCATCAACCATATAAAATTCATATGGTACATCAGCAATATAAAACGCCCCCGAAACATACGAGGACGTATTGGGATTCCAATATTCGACTATTGTCATGCGGTAAGAAAGAATTTAGTATTTCTATATCCTTCAAATACAAAGCAATTGTTGTGAATTCTATTGATGTCGCAGTATGCGGAAGAGCATTTCGATGAAGTTCTCCATTCGCATCCCTATATGGGTCTAAATCCATTATTTGGTCTGGAGTAATTTTTAAGGATTCAGCCGCAATAAGTCTGGTAGGAAACGCTATTCCATTTATCTTTAATAGCCATCCTTCAAAAGCCATAATCATCCCCTCTTCGCAAACAAAAACACCCGGGATTACCCAGGTGTTATCATACTTCTCTCACTATAAATTTTACCACATATTTTTATGAAAATTATGAAACTTCTTTATAATAGAAATATTCTGACAATAACTTTGGCATGAATATTTATAAAACTTAGTAATTTAAAATGTAGCAATTTAGCAGCGGCCAACGCAAAGGTGACTTTAAACGGCGTCGAGAACATTAATGGGTTTACAGCCGTATATTCCGACCGGACCGACCGGGCATTCCAGTTACAATATGATTCTGGCGAGATTGCATCAATCGCATTTAACAACACCGGTATCTGGTATGATTTTTATGACGGTCGAAACTGGAAACAGGTTTGGAAGTTTTATAAGCCGTAATCATTTTGTGCTGAAGGCATGTAGGTTCGTAAGGATTGGAACTTGATTGTTATAACCAATAAATCGTACGGTATCACCTTTACGCACAGAAAACCATATAGGCATTGACGAATTGACTGTGACATCATTATTGACCCAAAAAATATTTATCCCATTTATAAGTACATTACAACCCTGAGCTGAACTGTTAAAACCAATGGAACCACAAACTATACAATCATCTGTAGCTGTCCAACTGGTACCGTTAGCAAACCCATCTTTAATTTTTTTGCGGGTATCTATGTATGGTAAATTGCTACTTTTTTAAGATACATATTTGCTCACAGTCAGCGAAACCAAACTCTGGTCAATATGTAACTTCTTAGCTACATCCTTTTGTTTCATTCCATCATGATATAGATACTCAAATACCATCTTATCTCTTGGATTTTCAATCGACAAAATTAACTCATCAATCTCCACCATCAATTGTTCAAAGAATCTTTTTTCCTGAGCAATTTTTAACTCTAAATCATGTATTCTTTCTTTCCATTGCCTGCTATCAGTTCCACATGGGCCTGAAACAGTAAAACCTCGCCGCTGAAAAGGAAAGCATGGATTAGAACCATATACCTTCCCATATAAGGTTTCTGGTGGATTATCTTTGTATCTTTGTAATTTTTTTTCATCTTTAGCAATTACATCTCTAATATATGGATAATTTGCCAGGTACTCTCTCGTCACAATCATAATACTCGTCCTCCTTCTAAAATGGTCGTGGCATAGGTTTTACTTCAGCCGTAAATCCACCCTCCAAAAATCTTTCCAACTGGCTAAGGCTATCGGGCGAGTCATCATGCTCATTGTCACCTATTTGTACAAATTTAGTAAGCTCATCCATGGCTTCATCATATTCCTGGCTTCTCATATAACGATGGATTCCTGGTGGGTCATTCTTTGCCGCATCCTTAATCAATCTGTTAGGTGCCAAGAAAATAAAGCGACGTTTGATATCTCCCGAATATTGTATGATTTTTGTCATTTTAGCCATTTTCCCAGGTGCTTTACTCGATGTAATAGAACACTTATAACCTTGACGGATTAAGTCATCATCTACATACTTCGCATACATATCACCACCGTTATTAGCCTCAAAGTTTATCTGCTGAATCTTGTTCCCAATGATTTTTCCTTCAACCACAGGAATGGTTACTTCTTTTATGCCTTTATTAAATACCCAGTCTGGAATATACACATCCCCGTTCTCATATTCAAAACCTATCGGCATTGAAAGACTATCTCCTCCGCCCCAAGCCACATCACAGGCCGTAACAACACGGACAAATCCGCTGGCCGGAAGAATACCAAAAAAGAAGCGTAGTTCATCTTCTGGAAATAACAATCCTTCACGGATAAATGGTTTCTGCTGAAATTTAGCCTCCCATTCGTTCTTGTCCAAGCGTGCTTCCATATCTTTATAATATTGAGTTGAAAAGCCTTTAACCTCATACTGAAAGTTCGACTCACCTTTCTCGTTAAGTGCTGGTATCTTGCGG